ACTCAGGACCTTTCTCTTGCCATCCCATTAGTTCACCTAACGGGGACACGATAGGGATTACCCATGCTTTTTTCATCATGTTCCATTTGATGCCGTGTACTAACGCAACGTCTGCATCAAGGTGGCGCCTTACTAACTCTTTGTGTGGTACTTGTTCAAAGCGACTGTACGAAACCCAATCAACTTCTGGTTGGTACTCAACACGCTCTGGAGCAGTAAGTCGGTTGATACCTGTCTCAATGAGTAACTGATTAACAGCCGAGACACTGTCGGGGTTTCCTGTCAACTCTGAGACAAGTCCAGCAAGTGTTCCACGGGCGCCACATGAGTGACAGATCCATAGACCGCTCTCTGAGTTCATGGACCATGATGGAGAACCATCTGCACGACCCGTGCGCTTCTCGTGTACTGGACAGCACCCTGAAATCTCACGACCACTTGTTCGCCGTACATCTACGCCGAGTTCTAGAAGAACATTAGAAAGATCAGTAGTACCAGTTGTCTGTGTCGCCGTTGTCATTTTCATCCACCTCCGTAAAGTTCATATTTTCCCAATCCCATTTAATTCTTACTTCACCCTTAGGTGATGACCGAGACAAGATAACTCTGATGATTGCTTGGTTATCTACGTCAGGATCTGATTCCACACCGAGCACAAGGTCTGAGTCCTGTGCGAATGACGATGTGTAACCAATTGCTTCCGCCGTAATCTGCCGTGACTTCTTGTTCCCAAGTTTCCACGACAATACTTGTGTTGTCCCGATGATAGGGATATCAAAACGCTGTGCCAACCTCTTGAGCGAGCGTGTGATATTTGTCAATGCTTGTGGCGAACCCTTTGGCTCTCCCTGCTCATCGTCCATGAGATACACACCATCAACAATTAACAAGCGTGGGCGGTGTTGTTGCACCTTCCCAGCAAGAGCACTCACTGTTGTTAACGAGTGGGTGTCTTCAGTCATGATGAACGGGTGCATGTTCTTGCGAAGTTTCAATGCTTTTGAAATGCGTTCCATGTCTTGGGCAGTTAAGTCACCACGAATAATGCGTGTATGTGGCACTCCTGAAATAATGGCGTCATAACGAGCCGCTTGCTCTTCAATACTCATTTCAAATGAAACATACATTGGCGTGATGCCGTGGCTGTGAGCCGCATCAGCCATGATCAAGGTCATTAATGATTTACCCTTTTTCGCTTCACCAACGAATGTAACCAACTGCTGAGGCCGAAGACCAGCAGTGATCCGATCAAGACCAAGAAAGCCTGTCGGAATTCCACGAAGACCGTTCGGAGTGTTGCGCATCTCTTCATACTTTGCTAACCGTCCTTCCCATGATTCCATGAGGTCAATGTCTCGGAGGCGTGCAACTTCTACTGATGCTTTTTGTAAGCCTTCGGAGAGTTTGTTAAATGCTTCTTCGGTCTCGTTGTTGTTAAGCGATGGTAGAGCCGATGTAATTGCGCTGACCAAGTGCTGGTGCTTGTATGCAACATAGATCTCGTCAATGAGCGCTTGGAATGGTTCGTTCTCTGCATTGAGCAAACGAAGGTCTGCGTACTGTTGTTTGAAGACACGGGCACTTGGCACCACGCTGTACTCACGCCAGTAATCAAGAACCCATAGCCAGATGTCAGACCACTCGCCACTGAAGTGATCGGGACGAAGTCCACCGTCAATGATTTCGCTGAGGTCAGCAGTCTGAATAACCTTGCTGATTAAGAGATGTTCAGTTGATGCCATTAGAAAACCCAAGCGCTTGTAGGAGATGAAACTGTCGCACGAAGTCCGAGCGCAAATGCTTGTTCTTGGTGTGGAACGAAGATTGTACGGACAGATCTCTTGAATCGCAAGTCGTATTCAAGTTCTCCCACATTTTTATAGTAGAGAACTGGAAGGGACATTCCTTTACGTTGTAGCCAGTTGTCTACTGCTTCAACTGCATCTATTGACAAGAAAGTGTAAACCTCTGCGCCGATACCTAAACGATGAGTTGTGTCGTAAAGAGACTTCAACGGAAGGTCATTTGATTCCCACAAGTTAAGAACACGGTCCCAGTTGTTTCGTGCTTTATACAACGAACTACCAATACCTTTGATACCCCCAGGAGGTGAAGCAAGTAGTTCTTCAAAGACAACTCCGTATCCAACGTCCTCGTATGATTGAATGTCATTACCGAACATTAGTGCTCCAACCTGTAATCAGAACCAGTTACTCCCATAATGAAACATGATTGTTTGATAATGGAATGCACTCGTGGACTGTACAGAGTTGGCAACTTGTCGGGGTTAATTTCTGTTGTAAAGATTGTTGGCAGTTGCATGTCATAACGAGATTCAATCATGCTTGAGACTGTCTTTGACATGTACTCGGTCAAGCGATCTGCATTCAAGTTGTCAACAACAACAATGTCGTAAACACGGCGCATGTACTTGAGCAAGTTTGGATCGCCGTACATTTCAGGAAGTTCACCATCGTTGTTGCGAGAGTCGTGAACCATTTCAACAAAGATGTCGTAAGAGATAAACAAACCACTGAGTTCGTTCTTTGAAACAACTTCACGCAAAGCGGCTACAGCCATGTGTGTTTTACCAAGACCTGTCTTGCCATGGATATACAAACCCATACCGTCTTCCATGCGCTTCTCAATATTGTTTGTCCACTTGATGACAGCATCTTTGAATGCAGGCGAACCTTCGTTCTCGTCATAGTTTGCAAACGTGCTGTTCTTGTAGCGAGGTGGTACACGCAGATTACGAACCCGTTCTTCAACGGGGCGGTTGCGCCAGTATTTTGAACTCTTCCAGTCAGTCATGCTTTTCCATTTTGTGAGGGGGTAACGATGATACCGCACACCTATGGTCTAAAAACGTAACTGGGTCTAAAAAATAAAGATCGCAACAAATGCAGTGTATAAACGATCTATTCTTCGGTAAGTCTTGGGTCAATTGAGATTGAGGTCGGCTGATCGTCTTCTTTGACATAATTCTCCTTTGCGTATTTATCTAAGTTCGCTAGAAAGGCTCTCCACGGTGCCACCTCCACTGGTAACGGTCTCCGTGTTATTTCTTTTACGAACGCCATGATCATGGCACGAATCTGATCGGTTGTAAAGCCCTTGTCGGTAAGTTTCTTGAAACCCTTCATCAGGGCAGGACCATTCACTGGGGAGGTGATCCTGTCCATGGTCTCGGTCGGGAGGCTGGCTCGGAAGAAGTACACCAAGTTCCCACGGGAGTCTTGGCGGGTCTGTTTTGGGGCGGGTTCTTTTTTGTCGGGGTCTTCACCTAAGCCGACGCCCCAGTCGTCAGAAAGTTTCTTCATCTTCAAGCCTCTGATCTACTTGTATTGAGATTTTCCCCTTCTTGTTATTTTTACTCTTGTTATATACTCTTGATTGGGTGTCACCCGTGACACTACTAGTGGTGTCTCCCGTGACACTACCTAGTGTCTCCATGGACACTACTAGGGGTGACTCGTGTGACACTACTGGGTTGTTAAAATTGACGTAATAGCGATTCGTCAAGTTCTTGTTACTGCGGGTCACACGGTGCTGTTTGACAATCAGACCGATCTCTTCTAGGCGCTTCATAGAGCGAATTACGGTTCGGCGGTCACAGCCCAACTGGTCAGCAATGTGCTGGTAGGAGGTTGTCAGTTCCTGCGTTTCTGGGTGCAGGTACTGGAGCATGTGGTTCAGTACTGCGTGTGAGATGTAGTCCGTAGAGATGTACGGAAGGACCCACCTTGGGACTGGTAAAAAAGGTCCACTCAACTTGTTGTTTCGTGCCATATTGCTCCTCAGGTTGTTATCTAGGGTCGCCATGCTACACTCTCGCTAGTCACTTTGGCACTTCCCTGATCGGGTGCTAAAGTGTGCAATAGTGTTGAGGGGAGGGCGACCTCCTCAGGAACTACAGAGCAAGGGTATTTCCCTCCTTTCTTCCCTTGCCCTTGTTAACGGCCCTCCCTTCAACCGCTAAACTTGTTTGATGGCATCTAAAAAAGAAGTATGGGATAAACCCAATCCTAAAAAGAAATCCAGCAAGTTGACCTCTGACCAAAAGTCAGAAGCAAAGGCTCGTGCAAAAGCCGCTGGTCGTCCGTACCCAAACCTTGTTGACAACATGGCTGTCAGTAAAAAAGGTAAAAAGTAATGGCAACTAAGAAATCAGAAGCATGGCAACGCAAAGAAGGTAAGAACGAAAAGGGTGGACTTAACGAAAAAGGTCGTAAGTCTTATGAGAAGGCAAACCCTGGTTCAGACCTCAAGCCACCTGTGTCTAAAGAACAGGCTAGTAAATCTCCAAAGTCTGCGGCTCGCCGTAAGTCTTTTTGCGCTCGTATGAGTGGCATGGAAGGTCCAATGAAGAAGCCAAACGGTGAACCTACTCGTAAGGCTTTAGCATTACGAAAATGGGATTGTTAAGGCATCAATTAAATAGTTGACCCAAAGCCAAACAACTGTTTGACTTCTTCCACATTTGCAGGACGGCTCATAATCACTCCGCTAGGGAATGTTGCCGTAAGCATGCATGTGTTATAAGAACTAGTAATTGCTCGGTCGTTTTGAGCACTGCTTACAACGTGGAATGTACCTAGGTCAATTGGTGGAAGAATCTCTTCCTCTTCTTCAATGACTGGTTCTGGCATCGGAACGTCATTGAGTATTGCATCAACGATTTGTTCTTTTGTCATAGTGGTACCAACATGGATACCTTGAGCCTTTGCGTTCTTGCGCAAAACACCAATAGACATTGACAACATTTCAGCACGGCTGAATGGTTCAATCTCAACTTCTTCAGTTGGTATTGGGGCAGTCTTTTCTTCGTGCGTGATGTCCACAACAATTGGTACAAGGCCATTAGTCAAGTCAAGGATTGGGACGCCAGCATCAGCGGCATCAAAACAAATCTCTTCCATCTCAGGTATCAATGCGTCATCCCAAAGAAGCAAAAGAGTTCCCTTAGTCTTTGACAGATAATGAATCATGTCTCTTGCTGGGTTTGCATCTAGTCGCTCAACTGAAGCCTTCTCAATAAACTCCGCAGGAGCCTTTCCATTGTGAGTAAGCATGAAATTAACTTCCATGTCAATCAGCCAGTTGATTACTCGTGACTCTGAATCAGATGGTTTGGCACCACAGGTAACAATAAAATCGTTGTCTACACCTAGTTCATTAAGGGCATCTTCAATGATGTTCTTGCTGGTTCTACCTGTTCCTAATACACCGTACTTTTTTAGCATCGTTTTCTCCTATTTTAGTGATTTGCGTTGTGCCATGTCTCCCACAAGCGTAATCATTCGGAGTACACCGTGGCAGGCGCCTGCCAGTGTAGCGACTACAAGACCCGATGTCCATATGTCCTGAACATTTAAAATAAAAGATGCACCATAGCCAAAGACAATTCCTGCAAGGATCTTCACCCAAGGCATTGCTTCCCGTGGCGTTAATATGTTGAGTAGTTGAACCAATTTGTAAACGGCTAAACCTGCCACGAGATATGTCATCATGTCTTTCCTGGAATCCAATCAAACTGCATAAGGTACTTAGCGTTTCCGCCTGAGGTACCCATTAGCGTAACAGGTAAGATCTTTGGCATCAAACGTGACAAAGCGTCTTGAGTCTTCTTTCGGTTCGTTGTGTACAGCGAGTACGAGGCGTACTTAGTCCCAGACCATGTGTGGTCAGAAGTAAAGCCTTGATAAAGGAATCCGCTGAATACGGTGTCACCATCAAAGAACTGCCCAGCACCGTTAGGCTCAACCATCCATTTAGACAAAGTAATTGATTGTCCTGCGCTGAGGCTCAATAGGAATGCGGGGTACTTGGTTCCCGAAGTGGTTGCGTTCATTTGGTAGGTGTACCTACCATCAACACCTACAGAGATAGAGTCAGCGGCTGTGGCGTCTGTCCAGTCTGTCCAAGTTGAACTGGTTCCCCATGACCCACCATAAACAACTTGTGGGAGGGCAGAGAAGTCAGCAGAAATATAATATGCATTGTTTGCTGACACAGGTACGGCTACGTTAGAAACAACCGCAATCTTGTTGCCCGAAGCACCAGCCGTAATTTGAATACCTTCTGCTGGTGCCGTACTAATGGTTGGAAGAAGATTGGTGGTGTACCAAGATGTTGTAGAAGTGCTGGCGTTAGCGGTTCCATTCCATGCTTGGGTATTTAGAGTAAATCCATTGTAATCTTGGTTGGTAGATGTTCCATCAAAGTATGAACGAAGTGCTGAACCTGCTTCAACTAGAACAGCATCCAATTGCCAAGTATCTCCGACAGTACCAGTACCTAAACCATAAACACTTACTAAAGCATGCACGGCTCCAACTGGTGCAGTTCCCGTAACACTTATACGTTGTGAACTGGTCGTAAGGGTGCTGTTAGTAGTACTAGTACTTATACCAGTTCCTGCTGCGTTATACCAGTTAATTCCTATTTGTACTTGACGTAACGTTCCAGAAATTGACTTAACATAACCACTCGCTGTGTATGCTTGTCCTTCAGTAACTGGGAATGAGGCAAAATCAGAAAAGGTACCAGATAACCCTGTGCCAGTAGCGACTATTTGGTATGCCCAAGAACCTGAACCCCACGTTCCAGCAACTCTAGTGTTAGTTGATCCGTTAGCATTCCAACCTGTCGTATTTGTTTCAAAACTAGGGTTTGGTAATAAGTTCTGACGTTTTGCAGTAAACGCTCCATCAAAGTATGGAAGTAGTACAGAACCTGTTTCTAACAGAATTCCATCTACTAATGCTGTTTCTGCTGTTTCTGTGTTAGCACTATCAGAAGTAACTATATAAAGATTCGCTGTTGAACCATTAGGCGCTGTCCCAGTTACGGATATACGAAGCCAGTTGTTCATACCTATAGGAACTGAAATAATGTTACTGGTTGAAAAAGTACCACCACCCCAACCTATTTGTGCATACATATTACGGGTAGCACCAGCAATGTTCTTTACATAAAAACTAAACGTATATGAAGTTCCACTAACGGGAGTAAACGTTGTTGATGCGCCAGCAGACCCAGTACTTGGATCTGTAATTAACATTGAAGCAGTTCCAATAAAAGCACTTGCTGTACTTCTAGATAATGTGGCACTACCAAGACCAGCCCAACCTGTGGTATCTACTTCAAAGTTTGGATTAGTGATTAGGTTTGTACGGGTATTGCCAGTAAACCAAGAAGCCGTAGAAGTAGAGGCGTTAACCGTTCCAGACCACCCCTTACTTATGATTCCGTATCCTTGGTAATCATTAACATATGTTCCATCAAAGTATGGGAGAACAGATGCAGATTGTTCAATCATAACTGAATCAAGTTGTGCCGTGTCACCGATAGCACCAGCACTTGCGTTGAAAGTGATAGTTGCGCTCACTGCACCTGCTGGCGCAACACCAGTTGCAGATAATATTGTTGCAGTCGCACAAGTTTGCGAAGTTCCGCTTGATGAACTCACATATCCTGCACTGTTGTACCAGTCAATCACAATCGCATAAGTCCTAGAGCCAACTGTCCTGAGCACCGTTCCAGTAACAGTGTAAGACTGATTTGGTATCGGTATGAAAGTTCTGTTTGCGCCACCAGTCAATGTTGATGTTGCAACAAACTGCCCAACCCATGATCCTGTGCCGAATGTTCCAGCAACACGGCTGATAGTAGAACGAAACGCACCCCAAGTTGCTGTATCAATTTCAAATGATGGGTTAGTCACAAGGTTGGTGCGTGTAACCGCAGGTTGTTGCGCCACGTTCCATGACACACCTGAATTAGTAAGGAACCGTGGGTCAGCCACAAGGTTGGCACGTTGTGCGTGAACATTGAAGGTATAGAACGGAGCAGAAGCGCCTGTAGTTATCGTTACGTCAGAACCGCTAACTGCGGTGATGTAGTCACGAACTGAGTCAAGGGTTCCTTTAGTACGGCGTAGGTATCCAATGTCATGGAGCAACGCACGGGTACGGGACACACCAATGTCATTGACATTAAGTTCCAATCCAAGCATGCTTGCAAGTTGTTCAATACCTTCTGCTTCTGCAAGTAGAGGGTCATGCTGGGTCATGATGGAATCAATAAGAGTACGACTACGGTCTAGTTCAAATCCAAAAGTATCAATAAAACGCTCTAATTGAGTGTTGCCTCTATCAGCGTCACGATAATACTTAGGTACACGTTTCCACATAGCATCTTTGGATCCGTAATCTTTTGGTACAAGTATTTCAATTGAAGCAAGTCGTTCATAGAAATATGAATTGCTGTCTTTAACGTAGTAGTAAGCAAACAAAGTGTAATAAGCCCATTTACCACTTACTGGCTTTTGTATTGCTAGTGGGCCAGCGTCAGTGGTAATTGTTATTGTCTCTTGGTGTAAGTATGTGTCAACTACACCACTGAACAACAACTGACCGTCAACAACTGTTTGAGGGAATCCCGAATCTGAATAGACAAGCGCCACGTTAATAAGTCCAGTAGCGCCTGCAACAACACTGCTCTCAACTGTAAAGCCATCAGTTAAAGACCAGTTTAAAACAACAGCGTTGTACTCAATTGCTTGTGCTTCAAATACATATTCATTTTCATCAACGGCGGTAGTAGTTACACTTGATGGAAGTGTTGTGACTATTCCAGTAGATCGGATAGCGGCGTCAACGTCAGTTACGCTTGCACCAGCAGTTATCTGTAGGGCATCAGTACCACGAATAAATGAACCGACACCAGTTACGTCACCAGCACCTGTATACCGCCTGAGTCTGAACGATTCTCTTGCCATTGTTAGGCTCCAGCCACAATTCCGCCACTAGCCACCATTGTGTAGGTAGACGATGTAGCAAGTGCTAATAAAGATGTAGACGATGCTTGTACTCCAGTGAACCCACCACTGCTGTCAATCACGTTGTTGACAGTCGTTGTAAATCGTGTGATTACTGCGTAGTCAACTCCGTTAACGTCAAGTATTGCTCGGTAAAGATCTCCCAAAGAAACCTTTCCTGCAAAGTCCATATTCTCAAATGAGAAGAGGTCTTGAATAGAGGTAAGGACGTTTGCAGAAACTGTTTGCTGTACAAAACCATCTTGTACTCGTATTGTCCCAACAATGTTTACTGGTGTGACAGTTACTGATGCCCCTACGTTTGATGTCACATAAGTGATTTCACGAGTAGACAAATAACTTTGTATTGTAGAAATGGTAGTTGCGTCTAGCACTAATGTGTTCGTAGACCCATAATTTGATTGAGGAGTGACTGCTCGTATTTGAACCACGTTACTTCCGTCAACATATGCTGTTGCTTTTGTAATTCCTGGAATACGTAACAAGATATCTTCGTAGTCCTGTAGAGATACAGCACGGTCTTGAGTTCTAAACGATAGAGGAATATTTGTCTTCAATGAACTAATTGATTCAATGTCCACACCTCCAGCGGCCCTAATAGTGTTAGGGGTTATCTGGATACCATCTAGTGGTGGTTTATTGACAACAGTGGTGCTTTCAAGTGCCTTAATGGCGCCCACTAAAACGTTTCCTGCTGAACCACGACTACGTCGGTAACTAATGGCTATGGTGGCATTAGTGGTTGGAATTCGTCCGTTAACTCCGTTTCCTAAAACAACAGTGCTTCCGTTGTCAGCATCTATATCTACTGCATAGATATAGGAGTTAGTTCCACCGTCAAGGATTCGTGGAGTGTATGTGTATTGAATGTTAGAGCCGTTAAAACCTTCACCAACTTCTACATCCATGCTTTCGGTAACGACACCAGTTTGGCGAAGTGTGATTCGCTGGTTAGCCAAACCTGTTGAGGTGTATGTTTCTGTGAACATCTCACCCTCAGTAAGTGCCAATGAAACAACAGTTGTTTTTGGGTATGTGGTGTATGTAACACCATCGGACACAAGGTTCACGCTTGCCCCCGATGCTGTTCCAACAAAAGCAATTGGTGTATCTGATGTAAAGATAACTGGGGTAGCAGTATCAAGTAACGGGGTAGCCACAAAGCGGGTGTACTGAGGTATATAGATTGGGGCACTATCAGTGGCAGTTGTCAATGATGCATCTATTTGAATAGTTGCTTGAGCGGCTTGACGACCAGAAGGTACATAATCCAAAAGGTTTGCAATAGCCAAAACGCTTTCACGCTGTGTTGCAGTTCCCAAGAATGCTTCTGCGGCGGCACGGTCAACATAGTAATGAAGCACGTCTCCCATGTACGCCCATAGGTCCACCATCATCATGCCAAAATCAGATGCCTCACGAGACGTCCACTCAGGTAATTGTGTAGTTGCCCGTGCTAAAAGATCCGATTGGATTGAAGCGTAGTCACGGCTCGTGTAATCAAAGGTACTCATAATATTAGGGACTCCTCAGTGAGGTCTTGGGGTATTGCTATTTGAAATGAAAAGTTCTTGATGTTAGACATAGACATTTTGTACTGGACTGTAATTTCCAATACAACTGCTGGGTCTTCATCAATGTATGGGTAGCGGGCAGGACCAACACGAAGGTTGGTAACAGAAGCATATGTTAATTGTTTATTTAATTCCGTTAATGCGTCAGTTCTGAATTCGCTATATACAAGATCGTCTACTGGCTCAAACAAAAGTTGATTGGCACCAGCACCATAGAGTGGGCGCATAACTCTTTCAAACCTAGAGGTGGTGAGTACATCAATGATTTGTTGTTCTACAATCTTTTCAGGGGACGTCGCTTTAGCCACTCGCCCTGAAGAGTCAATATAAAAAGGTAACGAAATAGATGCCATAAAGTCCTACCTGTAAATTCCTAAGTAAAAAGCGTCTACATAATCTTCTAACTCAGAAGTACGGGCTTCCAACGTAGAACTGACCGCCCGTATCGTCTGCAACATATTAGTTGTCCTATAGACATCGGTAGAGACCGTGCTTATAGTTGAATTAATTGTTGAGACATTTGAGTTTAGTGTGGTGATACTTGAATTAATTGTTGAGACATTTGAGTTTAGTGTGTTGATACTTGAATTAATTGTTGAGACATTTGAGTTTAGTGTGGTGATACTTGTTGTGTTGCGGTCAGTAGCCGACGTATTAGCGGCGACCATTGTCCGTACTGCATTGGTAAATGACTCGTTGTCTCCTGTTGCTGTCTGCAGTCCACTTACTGCTGTTTGCAGGTCAGTGATACTTGCGTTAACTCCCGCCAAAGACGTTGGGGCATCAGGGTTTACCTGAACCCAAAAAACGTTCGTAAGGTGAGCATCGTCAGCGGTGACTACGATTTGTGATCCAATTGCGGGTACGGGCCAGACTCCATTGTACGCTGTTCTGCCCACAAAGGAAATAGGGAGGACACTACTAAGCCCTGTTAGGGCAGGAGCACGGACGGTAATTTCCCCAGTTGAAGAATTGCTATAGGCAACAATGGCTCGGTATACAGAGGTATCAAACATATACTTCTCCAAATGCTTTTTTAGAAATCCATTTGTTATTTAAAAGGACGGGCATCGGTGGGGCTTTAAAGGCTGTAGATGGAAGCACCTCTGGGTACTTACCATTGGTAGAGTCTGTGGCAATCGTTAATTCTGTTATGTAATTAGAACGACTTACGGTGTGTTTAACACTTCTGGTAAGCCAGTAACCATCAAACATTGAGTCATAGTTATTTAGTTTAATAACTGAACCTGGGACAGGGTCTGGGGTTCCTGTTATTACAGCAGTGGCGTTATATGGGTAATCTGTTTTCATAGCCGCCGTAACAAACCTATTGAGAGCCTCTAAAGATTGAACGTTTGTTGCGACTGTCTCTACATAGCGTGCTGGTACCACTTCTCCCAGTTTGGTAGAGACTGTGTCATCCGTAGATGCTGAGTGGATAACTCCACGTGAGTCCATTCCCACATATGTGTAATTACTAGATGATCCTTCTGGAGTACGGTCACCAAAGGTTCCTTTAAATTCCATGATCTTTCCTGAGGTGTACTCAAGATCTCCACCAGTACCACGCACTGTCATCAGTTCTACATATGGCATTTGACGGGAAATGATTTTATAAGGGTCGTACACATGTATGTGTGTGCCACTGGTAGTCATGTAATAACCAATGGAGTTACATGCTTCCTTCAAAAAAGCCCAATCTGATTTAGCATTTTGTAGAAGGCTCTTCCATGTAAAGAAATCAGAAGGAACCGAATACGAATAGTTGTATTTAGTAGCAAGTGTCTCAACCAGATGAGGCAATGTTATGTTTGACCAAACTTTATTTGTAGTTTGAGACATGTCATAACTAGCGCCAAAACAAACTGCCGTGGCAGTCTGGACTGGGCTGTTATTGATTAAGCCTTTACGACTATGCATCTCAGGTTCTATATATGTTATGTATCCATTAAAAGAACTGATTTGGGTAGGACTCAAGGATATAGAAATGTAAACAGGGGCACCCGTGTAATCAGTAATAGCCTTTGGAATAAGCCCAGTAAATATAATGGTAGCCATGTCATGCTGGTTTTCAGTGATCTCTAAAGTCACTGATTGAATAGACGTATAGTCCACGGCTACACCACTAATCAAAATAGTGACGTTGGGGGAGTTCGGAAAAGAACTTTTAAAGATCATGACGGAATTCTAAGTTGAGTTCCTACAGGGATTTCATTAGGGAATTTAACTTGCGGATTAAGGTTTGCAATTCTCCAATATTGAGTTGGATCATTGTAGATACGGGTAGCAATTAAATCAAAAGTGTCACCGTAACGACTTACGTAAGTTGTGTACCGTTCAGAAGCAACATCTTTAAGAACAGCCAACATTGTTGATGTTGTTTCATCTTTAGATGTTGTGTATCGGGAAGAAGAGTTAAGTGTCATGGTTATTTTATTCCTGTATTTTTATTGCTAGTAACTGCCGCTCCGTATTTACGGGACACTGTATCAGTTACTCCATTTTTAGTAGTTATTTTATTGTTATTAGCAGTTCTTCCACATATCTTAATCTCACCTCCAGGATAAACAAGGGTTGATGCATCTACTACTACACCCCCTGATGCAAATTCGCTGGTTTGGATAGACTTACCGCCAGGACCTTCAAGGTAATAACGGATTTGAAAAGTAACGTTAAATAAAGCCGAAGCACTTTGGTCTAGTGCTATTGTTGATTTTTGAGTAGTAAATTGGAAGGCAAGATCAACCCAAGGTTTAGTAGATATGCTTGAGTTAGCAATAGTGATCGGTTGTGAAGTACCGTTGTACACAGTTGACCCAACTGCATACCCTCCAGCAGAACCGCCTCCTGTTTGGCCTCTATACACAACTTGAATAGTTGCTTTAGCAGTTAACTTACCTGTTCCAGCCTTTGCCCATTCTTTTAATGTAGGAGTAGGGCGCATAGAAAGTGCTGTAAGGTTTCCCCCACTAATTAATAAGTCTTTTACGTTAAAAGATGATAATACTTTTGTTATATTGGTAGAGGACCTATACCCATTCTTTTCTACGAGTAAGTTACCTACTGATACAAGTTGTCCCTGTTCTCCAGCAACCGCATCGGCGTCAGCCTTCGCCTGCTTATCAAAGTCTTCGTATAGTTTTGTTAGGTATGTTTTAGGTTGAGCAAACCCAATGTACATAGCCGTCATATTGACGCTAATCGTGCACTGTGTAGGAACCATTGCATGGTTAAACTTATTAAACAAAACGCTTGTGTTTGTTACAAACCCTTCAACCATAAACAAAGAAGAAAACACAACACGAATAGGTTGTGCAATTAGAAAAGCAGAGTTTCCTAAGTTCGCTTCTAAATAGGTTTTGTAGATCGCTTCATCTGTTTCCAAAGACTTGTCGGTAGCGTCACTAGTTACGCCTTCACTGTTGTTGTACGCTTTTGCACTTGTAACAGCCTGTTTTGCAATTTGATCAATAATGTCGCTGTTAATACCTTGACCAATAAGTTGGTCAAAGACCATAAGGTCAGCAAGTACTCCAATGTCAGTTACCCATGATGGGTCGTATGCATCTAGGTTTAAACCAATGTCTGGGCGTGCACCCAACCCATTACTTCTATCTTTAAGTAAGTCAGCGTCTGACCTAACTTTTGTAATACCTGATTGTGTTCTATATGAAGATGACGCAATCTCTGCTTCACGGTTAAACATTAAATCAAAACCAAAGTTGGCATCACCTGGTGTTGGTTGTGTTAATTGAAAAGGGTCTTGGTTCATCCAATACTGGATATCATTTCGTGCAGAAACACTACGTGTTAAAGTATCTGGGTTAAACTGAAAGTTCAGGCGACGACTTGGTGACAGGCTTCCATTTACCGTTGTATATTCGTTTGTTAGCAAACGCATATAACCACGCTCTACAGGGTACGTACTTCCAGGACTTCCTAATACAGCATTCTTTTGAGAAGGCCCAGGCCAGATAAAGTCGGGGTTGCTTTTAGTGCTGTTTGTTACGTTTGGGTCAGCCGCTTCTATGTTGTAAAACTGGTTTCCAGCATAACGATTAGGGGGGTTTGCCATTAGAGGTTCCTCATAGCGGTTCGTTTAAGATCTTGAGTAATTAAGTTAGCGACTTCTTGAGCCGCACGCTTTGCGTCCGCAGTGTTACTTCCCGTTGACTGGATGTAGATATTTGGGGCGATAGTAACTCCCCCGCCTTGCACAACCGTTGTATTACCTCCACCACGTGACGGTGTTGTTGGGTCACCTGTGGTTGGTAAGTTCATGCTCTGAGCAATTTGTTTACTCTGCGCCATTTTGTCTGGGGCAATACCGTTCTTCCAGTCACCTTTAACATTCCAAGGTGAGAGGTTTCCTCCGCCATAGGTAATGCGGGCGGCTTTAACGTTAGTTTTTGGATCAAACAATTCACTATCGTCAGCAATACCAAAATACTTACGTCGGGCTTCCCCTAAGTTGCCTTTCATATTTATTTGGAACAAGCCATATGAGTCATCAACAGGACCTACGTTACGTACTGAAGGTATCCAACGTGATTCTCTATGGGAGATAGCAAGCATCTTCCAAATGTCTTCTTTTTTAAATCCACGATTCAATAGCATTTGTGCAATTGCACGGGGGTCCATGGCTTTGCCAGTTGTTACAGAACCAGATTGTTGTGTTGAGGTGCTGGCGGATCCAACGTTACGAGTACGGCGTCCTGTAGCCATACGACCGCCACCGCCGCCGCCACCTAGTTTCCTAGATCCAACTTTGAATGCTTCCATCTGAGCACTCATACCCATTTGTGAGTATGCGTTTACATTCCCAGAACCAGTTGAGTTGTACAAAGCATCGGATACTCCACCGTCGCTAGACGCTCCCTCAAAAGTTGCATTTGGATCCATACGTTCCGCACCAGCAATAGTTCCCCAAGGTGCCCCAGCCTTTTCATATTGACGACGGCTGTTAGGGAGTTCTGCTGGCTGTACGTGCCATGGTTCGTTGTTGACGTTGGCAAAAGTCTTCAAACCATACTTAGCGGCGTTTTCTTGCACCCAGTTAAGGTCACCAGTAAGGTCAGCCGCCAGTCCAATTTCGTGCATTGACATTCCTGGAGGAGCGGCGTCTGCAACACCTGAGTTCTTCTTCCAGTATGCGCCATCCCAAAATGTCCCAGTCTTGTCAGATGTGCGACTATACCGAGACAAGAACAAACTACGTTGTTGAGCACTAGAACGAAATCCTCCGCCAATCCCTACTTTTCCACCAGAGGCTTCAATCATCTGTTCAAGACGTTGTCTAAACTTATCGTTTAATCCAGAAGAACTTCCTGAAGTAACTTTACCTTTAGTAGCCGATGCACTTTTCTTACCGCTTGCTGTTTCAGTACCATCTCCAAGTAACAAACTTGCACCAAAAGCAGCAGTTCCAAGTGTTAATGGGGTTGCAGTACCACCGCTTAATACGGTACCAATACCAGAAGCGGCGATAATGCCAGCGCCTAAACCTTTCTTTAAAAGACTTCCACCAATTCTGGTTATTGGATTTCCACGACTAGAGATGCGAGCACCAGTAATTGCAGAAGTCAATTCTTGAATACGGGTGGTCAACTCAATCATCTTTTGCGTGTTGGTTTCCATTGACGCAAGGTTGTCTTTTTGACGGTTGTAGAACTTCTCGTCTTTTACTTCTTGTTTACGAGTTGTCTCTTGTTGCTGTGTGGCAAAGTTCTTTTCAATGCCCATGATTTCACGCTGGGATTTAAGTTCGGGGTTATACATCCCTTGATTGCCACCAGTTTTCTTTTGAAAAGTGACATTATCTTTAGCGTATTGAAGGACTGCATTTTGCATATCCTCAGGAAGACCCAACTGAGTCAGACGTGCACGGGCGGAAGAACCTTGTTGCATTGCACCAGCAAGGTAACGTTCATTTGTTAAGCCAGACCCACGAACAACTCCTTGGAACACCTCAGTCATGGAGCGTTGTTTACCACCAGGACCATACAAACCAGTTCCTAATGTCATGGTCATTCTGTTGTTGACCATTGGGTTAGCCAATGTTGTAAGCATTGAAGCAAAGTCTTGAGTGCTGTAGGAGTAACCTAAAGCAGCGCTAAGTCCTTGAATACTTCCTGCTTGTTTCTGGGCATTGATACCTGTCTGTGCTTGCAGACTTAATAATTGGTTTGTACCATCAGCACCAAGTCGGAATCCTTGAAGAGGTTTCCTATATTGATCATAATAACCTTGTTGACTTATTCCTTCGGTTTGTTGATAAAGAACAGCCAATTGGTCAGTCCGTAAGGCACGACCATACATCTGGTTAGTACGGTTATCAATTGCGTTAATACCTGCACCAATGGCTTGCATACCATATTGCGCAACTTGCGCCATGCCTGCTCCGCCACCTGTACCACTTGGAAAGGCGGCACCACGCATGTTGGAAAAGAAACCACTACCACTCCCACCCATCATTCCAGCCTGAGCAACAGGGCTAGAACCAGTCTTAGGTACTACAGAGGCTTTACTACTAGCAATAGCCTGTGAGACGGCGGTACCAGTGCTTGTAGTGCCGTTAGACGGTGCAGAAACGTTTAACCCCGCAGAACCACCTGTTACGCCTTGGAGAGCGTTAGAGAGGCTGTTAACCTTGCTGGTAGCCGATGTAGCAGCAGTCTCAACTGCTTTTATCTTGTCTTTAAGACTTTGAAAGCCTGTAATGAGTTTTGACATCTGGCTAAGGTCAACATTGAACTTGGCACGAAATTGAGCGAGTTCTCCACCAGACGTGGTGGATCCACCAAAGGGTCCATTCAAACTCTTTTCACCATCAGGTGGTGGTAGTGGTGCCATCGCTAGTCTCCAGACTTACGCCATTTACCCATAGACGACCAGTACTCTCTTTGGCGTACAGTCATGTTTTGTATATCAGCGAGCGTAAAGCCCTTGTAGACGGTGGCAATCAAATCGTATTCCCAGTATATATGAACTAGTTTAACCGAATAAAAGGGATGCCCAATCAAGCACGAAAACGATTGGTTCGTTGCACGTAGCGCATTGGGCATTCACCTCCCCTATCTCAGGCCCTGGCTGGTTCTGCATCAGGGCGTTTATAAGATTAGAGCGGTCTTGAATACCGAGGCTTTTAGCCCAGTGTTCTGCATTTTTAACATCGTCTGAGGACACACAACGAGCCAACATGATGGTGTTCTGTTCCGCTATGGACTTGGCTTTTTTAGAAACGTACTGGCTATCAGCGCCAGTAGGTAGACGGAAATTCACCGTCTCACCATTCTTTAAGGTAGCCGTAATTGGTTTGTAGACATCTACATCCATGTTCCTTTTATCAAACTTGTCAACAGGAACGGTGACATCATTGGACGCCGAGCATCCGTTACAAATCACTTGGTACTCACGGTTGCTTCCGTATGTAGCAATAACAATGCCCAAGAACAAGAGGTCACGGTCACCAATAATCAACTCGTCAATTATTGACGGGGTGCTTGCAATATCTACAGACCCAATACTAATAACGGCACGCTTGAGCAAGGTTGACATGTACTCTGCGTATACAAGGTTCTTATTATCTAAAGAAGCGAGAGCCTCTTCATCAAAACCATTTAGTTCACGAACGATTGCAGTGGTGTCCCAAGAATCCATGTCCTTGTTGTAGACGCCCTTAATCAACTCAACAACCGTATCGGGTGCTGGTTTGATTTCAGGGACGTCTCCGTCAAGGGCAGTATTAAGGGCGTCCGCTTGTTGCTTTAGATCCATTTAATGCTCCTATGTTGTGGAATTAACTTATACTACATCGTTTCAATATTGGCGATGTCTGCGTCACTCCAAGCAATAAAGAAGCCCTCGT